AAGAAGCACAAGGAATACAAGGAAGTCAAGGAATACAAGGAAGTCAAGGAGCACAAGGAACACAAGGAACACAAGGGACACAAGGAGCACAAGGTAGTCAAGGAATACAAGGAATACAAGGAATACAAGGAAGTCAAGGAGTACAAGGAATACAAGGAACACAAGGAGCACAAGGAATACAAGGTAGTCAAGGAATACAAGGAATACAAGGAGCACAAGGAATACAAGGAGCACAAGGAATACAAGGAATACAAGGAGCACAAGGTAGTCAAGGAACACAAGGAGCACAAGGAATACAAGGAGCACAAGGTAGTCAAGGAACACAAGGGACACAAGGAGCACAAGGTAGTCAAGGAATACAAGGAATACAAGGAGTACAAGGAATACAAGGAATACAAGGAACACAAGGAGCACAAGGAATACAAGGTACACAAGGAATACAAGGAGCACAAGGAGCACAAGGAATACAAGGAATACAAGGAGCTCAAGGAAGTCAAGGAGTACAAGGAATACAAGGAGCACAAGGAGCACAAGGAAGTCAAGGAGCCCAAGGAATACAAGGAATACAAGGAATACAAGGAATACAAGGAACACAAGGAAGTCAAGGAATACAAGGGACACAAGGAATACAAGGTAGTCAAGGAGCACAAGGAGCACAAGGAGCACAAGGAGCACAAGGAATACAAGGAGCACAAGGAATACAAGGAGCACAAGGAGCACAAGGAATACAAGGAATACAAGGAGCACAAGGAGCACAAGGAATACAAGGAACACAAGGAAGTCAAGGAATACAAGGTAGTCAAGGAATCCAAGGGACACAAGGAGCACAAGGTAGTCAAGGAATACAAGGAATACAAGGAATACAAGGAAGTCAAGGAGTACAAGGAATACAAGGAATACAAGGAGCACAAGGAGCACAAGGAATACAAGGAATACAAGGAGCACAAGGAATACAAGGAACACAAGGAAGTCAAGGAATACAAGGAATACAAGGAATACAAGGAATACAAGGAATACAAGGAACACAAGGAAGTCAAGGAATACAAGGAACAACAGGAACAAATGGAACTAATGGAGCACAAGGAATACAAGGAATACAAGGCGCTACTGGTGCTGTAACCCAAACTACTATAACAGCAAACTCTATTACTGATACAGAACTTGCCGACAATAGTGTTACAACAATTAAAATTCTAGATGGCGTAGTCACTTTTGAAAAGTTAACAATAGAACTTCAAAGTGCTTTACAAGAGTTTTCTTCAAATTTATATAATCTTATGTATGTAGGTTGGTATGGAAATCTCACAATTACAAATCTTTCACAAAATTTTAGTTTAACTTTCACATTAGATACTTTTTTAGATAATGTATATATTAACACATTAATAGAATCAACAATATTGGAAGAATCTTCTCCATCTATTAGTATAAATGTTCCAATATATACAAGACTTACTAATAGAGATGTAGTTCTTACAATATCATATAGCACATCTGGGGAGAATATTTCAGTTACAACTGAAACTGGAATTTCAATTGAGTTTGCTGATGAAGAGTATATAAAATTTATAGTAAACTCAGCATTTAGACATAATGGAACTATTGCGTTAGAAGTAGATATTACAAATTAGTAAATATCTTCATAATAATTGAACCACTTTTTATAATATTTATTCATTATAAAATATAATAATATTTTGTAATGAGTCTAAGTGCTAATCTTTTTATAGCAATCACCTTCTCTTACTTAAACGGCTTTTACCCACTTTTGTCGTAGTAAAATTATATTTTACAGTTTTTCTAAAACCCTCTTTTGGAATATATCTAAAAAAGTTCATATTATAGAGTCTAGATTTGCGCGAAAGTTCTTTGTTTTTAACTTTATCATATATTTTCACTTTTTCTTCGCGTATATCTTCTAATGTTTGTTGTTTTCCGTAGCATGTCACACTAAATCGTTTTAATAGCCCTTTTTGCTCTAATCGGTTTTTAATTTGAACTTTAAATAAATATTCAGAAAGGCACAATAGACGGTTTTCATCATAATAAGGTCTATTTGCATAAATAAAAATCAAGTAAAAACTCAAAATGGTGTCAATAGAGGCAACTTTGATTTTGCGACTTTGTAGTGTTATAATATTATAACTATGACAAGCAACCGTTTTGTAAATAAACGCAATTGCATCATTATTCACAATTATTTCACAATGGTCGTCTACATATTCACCAATAGGCTTCTTTTTTCTAATAACAACATTTTTAAAGCCTTCATAATTAAGTTGTTCTTTTAATATTTGGGCGCTTGACATAGGGTTTTCGCTCAACATATCAAAATCAGGAATAGTATTAACTTGTGCTCGTTCTTTTTTAGGCATATATTGACTATAAAGCGACGCAGCATAACCACCAAAAAACACTAATCCTTGATTTATAAATGACGTCTTACAAACTTCGTAAAGTTTGTTTCGATCACCATCTGAACCATCGAAATCTCTCTGAAATTCTATACTTTTACAAAGCTCTCCTTTTAAAGGATAGTTCTTATTTAATAAACTAATGCGTTTTAATATTTTCTCCCATCGCGATACATCCCCCATTGGTCTTGACAATTCAAGATACATAGCCATGCGCAAATAGTTAGGAGGGCAATAATTTATAGCATTTATTTTAATAGCTTTTTTAAACAAGTTTTTAAACAAGTGTTTGTCTAAATAGGTTATGTCAGCAATAGGAATAAAATTAACAAACACTTTATATGTTCCTGCATGAACTGATGACTTTGCCTCCACTTCCTCGTAACCAGCTTTATAATATATATTTGTTAGCTTTGTGGCATATTCCATTGCTAATGGTGTAAAAAAATCGTAGTCGGGTATTTCAATATCTTTGTTATAAAATCGGTCTTGTTCTGGTAATATATTATTTACAGCTGTTCCTCCGTAACATAGGGTATTATGTGTTCTTAAAAACTCTTCTAATATTTCTATTATTGTTTTTACAGTATCAGATTGCACTAATTTTTTCCCAACTTCATAAGTAGCACTATCAATAGCATTTCTTAATATTTTTAATTCTTTTTCTTCAAAAGAGGTCATAATAACATATATAATATAGTATGTTATTATAATATTTTTCCATTATTTATTTTAGAAAATAGAAAATAGAAAATAGAAAATAGAAAATAGGAAATAGGAAATAAAAAATAGAAAATAGGAAATTGATTAATATTATTGAGTCAATACGCTTTGTATTGTACTTCTAATATCTTCTATTGGTCTATGACTTGTAAAAGGGACAATTGCAAAACTTGTAGGAACATTAGCAATTAAATGTTCAGATTTTAAATTCCACGAATAGTTTCCCCTATTAGCAAATTGTTCAATATATTGTTGTAGATTTGCATCTTTGGTTTGATATTTCATAGCTATAGCGTTACAACCGTAACCATATGCAGAAGCAAACTCACTATTATTTACGGAGTTATTTAAATTTGGTAATACTATTATAAAATTTTTCTTTGTTTCATCTATAAACTGAGTTGTTCTACCAGCTATTTCAGTATATCTATAAGTTTTACAATATTCACTTTTACCTTTTAAATTAATATAGGTTTTTAATTTTGCTAATACATTATTTGTTTCTAATATATTATTTGATGGATAAAAATCACATATAATAATAACTGTTTTGTATAACTCACTCATTTTAACAGTCAATATTGTTCCTGTTGTATAATTATGTTGTTTCATTAGACGAAAAGTGTTATCACCTGAACTAGCCAAGTCCAAGTGTTCTTCAAATAAGTTTCCAATTGCTTCTAACATTGTTAAATTGGTGCTCATAATTCTAAAGTTTAAAATTAATGGATCTCGGTTACAATTTGTATGCACAGCATCAAAAGCCCTAGTGCTAATAGTATTTAATACTTCACCTAAATCTAAAGAGTTATATGTTTCTTTTATATAGTTGCTATTTGCAGTAGATGATGCCACTATTGGTTTATTATTATAAGAATAAATTTCAAAATCTAAAAATCTACATCCATTACTAATACATTTTTCTAAAGCACATAAATTAACAAAATTGTTTTTATATCCATCACCACAGCAACAATTATAAGCACTTTTAACATAATAATTTTTTAATATACTATTAGATATATCAAATCTATTTGAATTAGCAGAAGTTGTGTTACTTGCTACTACGGTGTTTGCACTAGTAAAATAAGATATTCCAACATTAGACTTATAATATTTATCCAATTTATTACAAGTTCGTTTTTCAAGCGCTAATCTATCATATACCCAACCAAATAATATTAACATTATTAGAGTTATGGTAGCTAGTGTTATATACAAATAGTATGATGGTACAACACCTCCTTCTGGTATTTGTTGTTTAATTGTATGCCAAAGTTTCTTTGCGTTTTCGGTTATTGACTCTTCAACAGTAGGCATAGTTTTAAGTAATACTATATTTATATATTAAAACATTTAAATTTAACTAAAATAGTTTAATAATATTAGTATAAAATTATTATAGTATAATAATAATAATAATAATAGTATAATAATTTAATAATAATTTAATAATAATTTAATATTAGTATAAAATTATTATAGTATATTAATTATTATACTATGGCAGGAGGATTATTAAACTTAATAGCACTAGGCGACCAAAATGTTATTTTGACTGGTAATCCTACAAAAAGTTTCTTCAAATCCACATATTCAAAATATACTAATTTTGGACTACAAAAATTTAGAATAGATCAAATAGGACAAAAAGAGCTGGATGTTACAAAACCAACAACATTCAGCTTTAAAATAGAGCGTTATGGTGATTTATTAATGGATACTTATTTGGTCGTAAAATTACCAACAATATGGAGTCCAATATTAAATTATAAAAAATACGAAGATATTAGTGCTGCTTATAGACCCTATGAATTTAAATGGATTAAACATATTGGATGTCAATTAATTAAAGAAGTAAAAATTATGATTGATGGAATAACTATTCAAAAATTTAGCGGACATTATTTGCAAAATATTGTTGAGCGAGATTTTGATACACATAAAAAAGAGTTGTTTGATATTATGACAGGAAATATTAGCGAACTAAATGACCCTGCAAATTTTAACAATCGCAATAATAATTATCCAAACGCATTTAATATTAATGGAACCAATCCTGATATAAGCGGTATTGAACCATCTATAAGAGAATATAATTTATATATACCAATTAACAGTTGGTTTACAATGTCGTCTTTTATGGCGTTTCCATTAATATGTTTACAATATAGTAATTTAGTTATTGATTTTACACTACGTCCATTGTTTGAGTTATTTACTATTAAAGATGTACTATATGATATGAGTATAAATACTTATAAAATAACTAATTATAATAATATTCCTCAAATACAACCTATTCAAACAACATTAGAATATCAATTTAATAGATTTATAAATCCACCACCATATATTGATTTGTCAAATAATGTTGATAGTTATATTAATTTAACAAGTAGAATAAATAGTAATATACACTTATTAAGCACGCAATGTTTTCTTGATAATGCCGAGCGAGAAATGTTTGCTAAAAATAGTCAAAATTATTTAATTAAAGAAGTAAAAGAATATAGTTTTATAAAAGTTATTAAGACTAATAAAATTAAATTAGAATCAAATGGATTAATTAGTAGTTGGGTATGGTATTTTCAAAGAAGTGATGTAAAAGACCGCAATGAGTGGTCTAATTATACTAATTGGCCTTATGAAAATAGTATTCCAAATGATTTGCAAAAACTCAAGATTAATTCTAATTATAAATATTATAGTCCACATTTTAGTTATAGCAGTGATATTTCAAAAAATATTTATTATACAGGGTATGTTCCAAGTGCTTATGAACAAACCAATATGGGTGAAATTATGAAAAATTTTGGCATAATATGCGACGGCAAATATAGAGAGCAAACTTTTGATAGTGGTGTATTTAGCAGACTAGAAAAATATAATAAGTCAAATGGATCCAATTCAAAAGTAGGGTTATATTATTATAATTTTGCGTTAACAACAGACCCCTATAAACTGCAACCAAATGGTGCATTTAATACAAATAGATTTAAAACAATTGAATTTGAATATAATAATTATACTAATCCACCAATTGACAGCAGTAATGTGGAATTTACAACAATATGCGACCCTGAAACAGGAGCAATAATAGCAACATCAAAAGACCCAACTAATATTTATAAATATTATTATAATTTGTATGTAATTGAAGAAAAATACAATATATT